GTATATCAGAAAGAGGGAGATAATTTTGAGGGAATATCAGCGCTGCGATCATTAAGGGCTTTATGGTTGTTTAAGCAAAAAGCTCTCAATGTGCAAATTGTAAATTTTGAGAGATTTGGAGTTGGGTTCTTAGACATTGAGCTTGAAAACATGAATGCTAAAGATATTGCATTGGCAGAAGAATTAGGCAGCAACCTAAGATCAAACGAGGGAGGATACATTATTAGACCAAAAGGCATGCAAGTTGGCTTCCTTACACCAGACAAGGATATAATGGGAGAACGGCTTGAGAAAGCTATCACATTCTATAACAAAGAGATGATGCGTGCGTATTTGGCATCATTCCTAGGTTTAGGTGAGGGATCTGTAGGATCATTTGCATTATCAAAGGATCAGAGCCAGTTCTTTCTTCTGAGCCTAAAGTCTATTGCGAGAACACTAACAGATGAATTAAATAAACATATTAAGGAATTAGTCGACTTAAATAACATGAATGTTGAGAAGTATCCGCAGCTTAAAGTAACTGAATTGAGCGACGTGGATGTAGAAAAGTTCTCAGGCATGATAGAGAAACTTGTTAATACAGGGTTTATGAGTCCATCTGAGAAAAAGATGGTTGATTACGTAAGAGATACCCTTGATTTACCAGAGTTAACCGAGGAAGAATTCCAAGAGAACCTAGACAAGATGGAAAAGGAAAAAGCGGCGGCAGCAAAGGCACAAGCAGCTGTTGCAAAAACTGCAACAACTCAGAAACCTACACAGGTAGACGCAAAAGGACAAAAGCCTGAAGAAAAGACCAAGATAGATGAGAAGCAGAAGAAAGACGCTAAGCTAGCAGAGGAAGGTTTTTTTTTCGCTAATCAAGTGAAGCTAAAAGAACGCATATTCCAAGACGCTATTGATAAAGAAGAGCGTTTTTTACAGGATACATATAAAAAAGCATTTCTCCCGGGAATTGAAGCTGTTGAATCAGCAATACAGACATTCTTAACCCAGCAATACGGCAAGCTGAAGACAGAAACCATAGGAGGAGTTAAGCGCATTAAGACTACCGGGAATTTCAAAGTGAAAAGAAACATGATTAATGGAGTTGATACTATCATGCGTAAATTCAACGATAAGCTCACTTCTAACAAGTTTATGGATAAAATACATAAACAGAGCATGGATAACGCTTTAGCGCTCATAAAGGACGTAGAGAAGCGTGTGGCGCTACAGGAGTTTGTTGTGTCAAAAGGAGAATTTAATTCATTCATATTCGGATATAAGTCTAATATGTCTGGTGTTGTGTTTAATGAAGGACGAAGAGTTAAGGAAAGAATCAATGATAACATTACACAAGGAGCATCTACGACTCTAGCACTAGATCAGGTTAAGGAAATAAGATTCAATAGAAATATATATAAATTGTCTGCTATAACTCATCCGCGAGGATTATTCAAGAAGACTGTGCAGTTAAGAGCAGATGAAGATGGTATATCGCATTATAAGGCTATAGCACCAAAATCGGCACTCAGAACTATTGCGCCATTTGGTATTACTGCTGCTGCGTTATACGCAATCAAGACAAAACATGACTGGGACAAGTTGAATGGAACCAAGGAAAATATCGGTGTCGTTGGTGGAATGGGATTACATCACAATGATCAATTGTACTTTATGCCTGTCGGAGGGGAAGAACTCGAAGAACAAGAACAGATCTCTAGACAGCAACGTGCAGAGCTAGAAGATGAGTTGCAGGAGCTAAAATAGTCTGCTACTATGAACATATGTCCTTACTGCGGTGAAAGCCTTAATTATGAAGATGATACATTAAAAGAAATAGCACATTTCCTTAATTGTAAACAATTTAAAAATACTCTCTCCTCGGAAGACTTCCGGGATGCAGTAAAAATATTAAACCAAAACCATGATGATAGAGACCGATACTTGTCGAGTAAAAGAAAAAGTAATCGTCGCAGACGAAAGTAAGCAATGCTTCAAATGCGGTTTTACTGGTAGGGGAAGAATAGCCAGAATGGAACAATACTATAGTGATAGATATCCAACAGGCAGAAGCGCAGAATTACTATGTCCTGCTTGTAAGACAAGATTTCCTAATTAAATCTTATGTATGGTAAATACAAAATAAAGACTTTATGTGATACAGCAATGGACTTGCTAAACGAATGCGAGAACGCAGTTCTTCATCATAAGATAACTGAATGCAAGAACACATTACGTTCACTGAACGAACTTCACAATCACGGATTCTTCAAGTCTAAGACCATGAGAGAGCTTGAGGCGGAGAACCTCGTTTACCATAATTGGATAATTGGAATAGTTAAGTACATGAAAGACGAACTAAATATAACCATCAGATGAAAGAATTACGTTGCATGACTTGCAATAAATTATTATGCCGCTATAATATAATTGGAGACATAGAAATTCTATGCTACAATAATAAATGTAGGACTTTAAACCTAATAAACGTTACACGTGAAGGAATAGTCCAAACAATCCCTGCGAATGACCTAGAGTCATCACAGAATAGCCAAGAGCTGTCGGGAGGTAAACCCCTAACAGCTCAATTATGCCATTCAACACCGTAAGCGAATTCCAAAAAAGCTTTCCATCAATAAAGAGTTTAACACCAGCGCAGAAGCGTGTGGCGTTAAATGTTTTTAATTCTGCTAAAGATAGAGGCTTTGAAGATGGACGTGCAATTGCTCAAGCTATTGGTGCTGCTAAGAAAAGAGCAAGCGAGAAGAAATTAGCGGAAAATCTGCCAGAAACTATTCGCATACTAAGTGAGATTACTTTTGAAGAAAGCATTGGTGACAAGTGGTTTGAAGTGTTACGAGCGGGTGAGCATTATGACGGAAGATATGGAAAATTTAATATAACTCCTAAGAACATCCAGGAATTAGCCGAAAACTTCAAGAACAACGTTGTAGGGACACAATTAGCACTTGATGAGAACCATGATCCAAACCATAAAGCTGTAGCTTGGTTGTCTGACGTTAAGGCAGAAGGGAATAGTTTATACGTAAAGTTGAAGGATTTTTCAAGTAGAGGCAGAGAATATATCACAGAAAAGATTTATAAATACTTTTCAGTTGAGTTCATGCCTGAATTTAAAAAAGCGGTCAACGGTACTGTTAAGATATTTAAAAACGTGCTAAGGGGCGTGGCACTAACTAATCGTCCAGTAATCAAGACGATTGCCCCAACATTTTTAAGCGAATCATTAATTAACAATAATATTATGTCTAGTTTAAGAACATTATTATCTGATGCTAAGGCTAAGGATTCAATCACTGGAGAAGACTACGAAGTACTAGAAGTACTATTCGAAGAAGCTTCAGCGGAGGAAAAAACAGAACTTCAACCAGAAATGGACGAAGCTGCTGAAAAAGTAGAAGAATCTACTGAGGAAACTACAGAAGAAACAACAGAATCTACTGAAGAGACTACTGAGGAAGCTCCAGCTGAGGCTGAGGCTACTGAAGAAACCTCAACAGAGGAAACTGAAGAGGAAGCTAAGGAAGAAGAAGCTACCGAGGAAACCTCAACAGAAGACACTGAAGAGAAGGAAGAGGAAACTGAGGAGAAAGAGGAAGCTGAAGAAACAACAGAAGCACCAGCTGAGGAAGAAGCTAGTGACGCAACTGTAGAAGCTTCAGAAGTAAAAGCTCTTGCTGAGAAATTGGCAGAGGACATTGCTAAAAAGCAATTATCAGAACTACAATCAAAACTTGATAAAGAAGTAACTGCTCGAAGACGCAGAGAACTTACTGGTGAGGTTAGTAAAATGACTTTATCAGAAGACACTGGCGTTGGGTTCTTACAAAAGGAAACTGACGAGGTCGTTGATGAATTAATGACTTTATCAGAATCTCAAAGTAAGACTGTGATGGGTCTTCTCAAGAGAGTTAAAACTGTAGATTTCGCTGAATATGGTAGTAATGGAGAAGGTGAAGAACAAGATGAGGAAGTTAGAACTGACCGTGCTGCTAAGCAATTAGCTGCTAAAGAGGGTATTTCATACTCAGATGCTTTGGTTAAGGTGTCAAAATAATTATTAATTTAACAGAAAATTATGAGTTCAGGTGCAATCCATGGTTATCCAGAAGCAACTTTTCTAGCTGCTGCTGCAATAACTCAATACGATGCTGTATACCTATCTGCTGCTAACACAGTTACAGCAAATGCTGGTACAACAGAAACAAACATCGGAATCGCACAAGAAGCACAAGCAACAGCAAGCGCTCCAGTTACTATAAGAGTAGCAGGATTCTCACTCGCTGTAGCAGCTGCTGGTGGATGGACTTTAGGCGACAAGCTTACAGGTTCAACTGGTGGTACACTTCTTACAACAACTACTGCTGCAAACGTAGTAGGAGCAATCGCTATGGACACTATTTCTGCTGCTGAGACAGGTGAAGTATTCATCGTTTCTCCAGGTATCAGATATGACAGTTTCTAAGCGACCCCTTATTAATTTAACTTACAACAATGATCAACAAATCTAGTGTATTTACATCAACACCGTTGACCAACGTTTCAAATGCATATTCCAACAAGGATTATATCTCTGAATTAGTTGCTCCAATCGTGCCAGTTGTAAAAGATACAGGTAGGATCTATTCCTACGCCGCTGACAACCTAAGAATTGTAAACACATACCGTTCTGAAGGTTCAAAGCCAAACATCGTTGAAACCACTGTAAGTTCAGCTGCACACTACGTGCTAGAAGAACATACTCTAGGTGAATACATTTCAAAAGAAGTACTTGAGAACGCTGAAAAGCCAATCAAGCCAAGAATCGACGTTACTGAAGCTCTAACAGATAGAATCTGGGTAGACAAAGAGAAAGCTCTTGCTGATGTTGTTACAAGCACATCAAGCATCACTTCTGGTAATACTACTCTAAGTGGTACTAGCCAATGGAATGACTACTCTAATTCTGACCCAATTGCAAACATCAGAACTGCAATCACTTCAGTTAAAGCTAATAGCTCAATGGTTCCTAACACTTTCATCATTGCATGGAATGTTATGCAAACTTTAATCTATCATCCAGATATCGTTAGCTTATTCCCTAACGCTGCTGTTATTACAGCAGACATGGTAGCTAGCAAATTAGGATCATTATTCGGATTAAAGAAAGTAATGGTTGGATCTGCAATGTACAATAACGCTAATAAAGGCGCTACTGACAACGTTGCTGAGATCTGGGACAAAGATTGTCTAATTGCATACATCGAAGACAGTCCAAGTTTAAAGAGTAGAACTCTTGCTAGAACTTACACAAAAGGAACAAGACGACAAGTTGAACTAGCTCCAATGAACAGCGGAAGTTTAGAACAACTACAAAGAAAAGCTGACTATATCCAGGTTACAGACAAATACGACCAAGTATTAGTTGACCAGGCTACAGCTTACTTAATCGAGGCAGCAATCGCATAATCGCGTTTAACGCTTTATATAACTGGCTTTCGGGCGTCTTCCAGTCATCAACTAGACGTCCACCGCCTCGGCGGAAAGAGAACATAACTTAATCAAAATGTCTAAAAAATTTAGAACTAAAATCGTAGCGCCAAAGGTTCAATCTCAAACTCCAACTTTTGATACTAATATCGTTGAGATCTTTGAGGTGAATCCTGTATTCTCATTGAAAACAGGTGGTGCTCCAACTGGAACTGCTGGTGACGAAAACGTTATGCTTACTGAAAAGAACTACTTTGAGTACCATATTATTGGAACTCAAACTATAGTAGCCCCTGTATTCAGCGCAAGCGGTTTAAACGTTGGAATGGATCAGACTGATAATGACGGTGTAGAGATTACACACGGTATTACAAGTCGTGCTCGCCCTTACTTTACAGTAGGGACAGACTCAGCTTTCTACTTTGAAGTAACATTTAGTATCGCTACTGTAGCTGGTACTGATGACTGTTTAGTAGGATTCAGAAAATCAGAAGCATATCAAGGTGCTGTTGATGATTATGATGAGATGGCTGCATTAAATGTTATTGCAGGTGACATCAATATCGAAACTATCTTAAACGATGGTGCAACAACAACAACAGATACTACTGATAACTGGGCTGACGCTGAAAGTCATAGACTTAGAGTAAATGTTAGCGATGCTGGCGTAGTAACTTATCAAATTGATGGTTCTGCTCCAACAACAACAGCTGCATTCACTTTCGATAGTGGAGAAAAGGTAATTCCTTTCTTCTTCTTGACTCAAGCAAATGCTGCTCAAACTGGTGCTTTAAATATCACTAAATGGGAAGTAGGTAACATCCCAGGATAATTTTAATATATCTGGCTGCCCTCAATGAGCCACATCGAGGGCAGGAATGATAAATTAACACACATAACATGAAAATAGTTAAAGCTAAAAAAGCTAAATCAGGTAGGGTAAAAGAACTTAAAAAGAAAAAGATAGAGAAGGTAGAACTAGTAGAGAAAGATGAATACACTTTGACCAAGAACCTAAACCATGACGGTCAACAGTACACAAAAGGGTTCAAGTTCACAAAAGAAGACAAAAACTTCGAAATCTTAAAACAACACGCAGAGTAAATCTCGGATTAAGTTACTTAATCATTCATTCACTCAAATAACAACTTAACTTAATAAAATGCCAAGTAATAACGATATTAGAGCACAAAAAACGCTCGAAATAGGTAATCAGCTTGATCTTCAAAATGCTGAAGCAGTAGCTGACTGGACAGCAGGTACAGACGTAACCAACCTAGCTGTTACAACAAATCACAAAACAGGACAGTACGCTATGGAATTCGATAAAAGCGGTGGAACTGTCACAGGAGGTACTATTAGCGCATCTCTTGCGAAGAATGGTTACTTTTTCGCGAATCACAAGCTAAAGGCGTATGTTTATATGTCAGCAGTAGCAGACGTAGCAAGTGTAAGTATTACGCTTGGAACATCAGCATCACACAACAATGTTTATACTTCATCATCTCTATCAGATGGATGGAATGAACTAGATTTTGATTGTGACTCACCAACAAGCACAACAGGAAACGGTGTAAATTGGTATAACCTAGAATACATCGCATTGACAGTAACTATGAACAATGCAGCTGATACTCTAGTAGATATAGCACTAGATACAATTTATTTATATAAAGCGAATCAAGCAGGTGCAACTCCAGGTAGCGATGTAAACCTAAAAGCTGTAAACGGAAGCTCAACTGCACTAGCAAACGCTGGAAACGCAGGAGCGGGAACTCAAAGAGTAACTATCGCAACAGATGACGTAAACCTAGCAGCAATTAAAACAGCAGTAGAGATTATGGATGACTGGGACGAAAGTGATCGTGCTAAAGTTAATCCTATTGCAGGACAAGCTGGCGTTGCAGCTGGTGCAGGGGTAGTTGATGCACTTACACAAAGAAGCACACTAGCATCTGATGATCCTGCTGTAGTAAGTCTTCAAATTATGGACGACTGGGATGAATCTGACAGGGCTAAGGTAAACTTAATCGCAGGTCAGGCAGGAATCACAGCAGGAGCTGGGGCTGTAGGAGCAAGTACTCCTAGAGTTACTCTAGCAAGTGATGATCCAGCAGTAACTGCACTTCAAATACTTGACGACTGGGATGATTCAGACCAATGCAAGGTAACTGGTGCAATTGCACACGATGCAGCTGATTCAGGTAATCCTATAAAGATTGGTGGTAAATACAACGCAGCAGACGAAACTTTAGACGATGGAGATAGAGGAGATTTACAATTAGATATAAATGGATACTTAAAAACTATAGATAAATCTTATGACAGTGTAAGTGATTCAATTAAGAACACACGTCAGAATCCTGATTATAATCAGTTTGTAAACGAGAGTTTAGTAGATACAACTAACGTAGCAGCAGCTACTAATTACTATCCAAGTTCAAGCGGATTCAGTATGGACGGATACAGTGATTTATCTTATACTGGTAAATTCATTGACGCTGATGGAACTGTTACAGTAACAGTAGAAGGAACCAATGACGAAGATAGTGCAGGAGACTGGCATCAAGTATATTTCTATGATGATATAAATAATGTAACTACCAACACTATGACTGTTACCAATGGAACTCTAAATTTTGCAATTAGTTTAAATGATGCTAACTTTAGATACTTCCGTTTCGTAGCAGTAAACGATGGAGCAACAAATACATTCATAGTTAAAGCAAGAAGAGCCTACATTTAATAAATCGTAATTTAGTAATTTAATAAAATAATATGCGAAATTCAATAGATTTACCAAACACTGCAATAAAATCTTATTCAGATTTAACTGGATATGATACAGCCGCAGCGTTTACCGTAACAGGTGATGTAGCCGTAAAAGTTGTAGGCGTTGTAGGAAGCACAGCAATTACATCTACGTCAGGAACAACTACTATATCGATAGGTACAACTGAAAATGCCGCTGAGATCATTGCAGCAACTACTATCGACAATGCTGACTTTGCAGCTACTGATGTTTGGGTAGACAATAATCCAGAAGATGATTGTGCAACAATGGACGATAATTGGGTAATAGTTGGCGGTGGCGCTGATGTTATTCTTACGCGTAGCGTGGATGATTTAACAGCTGGAAGCTTAACGCTTTACTGTATATGGAGACCGTTATCTGCTGATGGAAATGTAGTTGCAGCTTAATAAAATAATAAATATAACATGAGAAATACTCCATTTAAAAGAATTGGACAACTATATAGACAGTTTGTTGAATTAATATTACCAGCCCCATTTCAAGTACCAGAAAAATGCGATATAGAGCTACGAGGAAGATCACAGATAGCAACAACAGAATTAAGCGGAGCATTCAACATGATATTGATAGACGACTAACCACAATCGTTTCTAAGCCCTTAAAATTAAAAAGTTAACCAATCATACCACATGAGTCTAAAAAACACCTTAAATAGCGTAAGTTTCGAATCTGATTTCAGCTCTCTAGATGCCATAGCCAAAAATGGTGCTACTATTACTGGTACACCAACTATTCAGAATGATGAACCTGTGTTTTTTGGAGGATTAGATTTTGATGGAACGAATGATAATCTTTCATATCCTGCAGGAAATGTGTTTAATTCTACTGAGTTTACTATAGAAATATGGTTCAAGCCTGATTTTGATCATGATGATGGGCAAAATAGATATTTCTTTGATACTAATGGTTCTGCAAGAACAAGAGTAACTACAGAAACAAATGGTAATTTAACGTTATACGCTAATCAGGCAGCACCTATAGCAGCAATTTCTTCTGCTACTATAGATACTTATTGGTCAACAGATAATTTAAATCATTTTGTGTTTGCTTTTAAGAGCGGTGATACTGATGCATACTTAAACAATAATCAAATACTAGACGCTGATAATACATCATTTCCAGCGGCAGCTCATCCTAAACTTTATTTAGGATCTACGAAAGATGAAACATTAGATTTTAATGGAACTTATTATGCTTTCCGTGTATATAATAAGAAACTAGAATCTGGTGATGTAAGCAATCTGTATAATTCAGGATTAGGCAAAGGAACATTATTTGGAGATTTAAGTAATGATAAGTTATTAATGCATATGCCTTGTCTATCTGATTATGATGATAGTGGCACTAGAAGACCTTTATTAAATCAGAACTATGACTATCCAGCTTCTTATACTCCTACAATGGGGGATGGAAGTACAGGAACAACTTTTCCTACAGTATTAAATGGTAAAGGAGGATATAGTTTTGAT